GGCCGCCTGCTCGTAAAGACTCACGATTCGTCCCCAGATCCACTGTGCGCACACCAAATCTTCCTGACTTCCCCACTGGCGTTTTTTCGCACTGAACACAACCGCGTCAGGGTGTCGGGTTAAAAAATCCTGTTCAGCCGTCTGCGGGTCCGGTTGCGAAGCGTCCGGACAAGAAGATCTTTTATCTGACGGATCAGGTTTTAATACTGACGGATCGGGGTCAATCATCGCCCCCCTAATCGGCAGTTTTTTATCAACAGTTGATCCATCAAAATTTGACGGGTCAACCGTTGAGGGGTCAATATTTGACGGGTCAACTGTTAACGGGTCATTTTTTGCCGGGCTAATTTTTCTTTTCGGTTTATATGACTCACGCGCCGCCGCCGCAGCTGCTTCGAGTTTTTCCACATTAAGCCGATAGATATTGCTTACATTACGCCCACCGACCTTACGCTCTTCCTTCGTCAGCCAGCCCTCTTTCGCCAGTTCTGCAATAGCCGATTTCACTGTGGATTCACTTCTTGCACCGATCTGACGCCGGATAGTTTCAATGGCAGGCCATGACACGCCCTCGTCATTGCTGTAGTCTGCAAGACGGGCCATAACCGCCACCCTGGATAAGATCATGCCGGTGAAGGCGCACCCTTCCCAGACAAGACCATGAAGCTTGCTGCTCATAAAACCCCCGAACACCGTGCTTTTAGTGCATCACCACAGCATTCCCTGCCGGGCCGCCGCGATTCATCTGGTCATACAAAACAACCGCTGACGCAACAAAATCATCGACATCCTTCACCAGCCGATCCCTCCGTTCGACGATCTCACGGTAATATTCAGAACTGTGGCTGCGCATACGGGCCACCAGCAAAGGCGGCATCGCCTTTTCGATCGCCGGTAACAGAGCCTGCATTTTTTCAACAGCATCAGGGGTGTCTTTATCCAGCCAACGGAAAATTTTCTGGGTATTACGGGCCAGGGCTTCCGGATGGCTGTCGTCGTACAGTTCAGGGAACGTCATCCCCAGTTCGAAATAAGTCCGGGCTATTTCAGCTGCAGGAACTTTCTCACCATCAGGGTATGCCCAGGCATTCATCGCCATGCGGATGTGCTCATGTTTGATTTTCATGAATCATTTGCCTCTTGATGCTTCGGGTATGATCGTTTTCGTCATTTGGTTGCTTCATCGACATATTCTGCGAATAACATGACGAGCGTCGTAAGTATGTCCAATCAACATCAGGACGAAGTTCTTCACACAGGACACCACCTTTTGTTGCTCGTTCAATCGCAGGACATCTCTCAGCAGGTAACTGACGTACACCTTTGATCCATTGATTTACGCTTGGAGGAGATACACCTAAAAGCCTAGCCATTGCTGATTGCCCACCGACAACAGCACAAGCTCGTTTGAATGAATAGTTATCTTTTTTCATCGAATGAACTCCAAAAAACACGCAACAATATTAGGCTTAGCCTAATGAAATTGTCAATAGGCTATGCCTAATACATCGAGAGTAGGGATTGCCTAACGCGATGCGCATAGGAGACTATTAAGCAATGCTTAGTGGTAAAGATTTAGGCCGAGCGATAGAGCAGGCCATTAACAAAAAAATTGCATCAGGAGCCGTCAAATCAAAGGCGGAAATCGCACGTCATTTCAAAGTCCAACCACCATCAATCCATGACTGGATTAAGAAAGGTTCGATAAGTAAAGACAAACTTCCAGAACTATGGCGTTTCTTTTCTGATGTGGTTGGTCCAGAGCATTGGGGGCTTAACGAATACCCCATACCAACCCCATCCACTTCAGATACAAAAAGTGAACTTTTAGACATAAACAGCCTTTATCAAGCCGCCTCTGATGAAAAAAGAGCAATTGTGGCTTTCATCTTATCTGGAAATGCTACGGAGCCTAGTTGGGTTGATCATGACGTTCGCGCCTACATTGCCGCAATGGAAATGAAGGTAGCTAACTATCTGAAAAATCAAGCATCAAAACGGAAAAGCCAGAACATCACCAAGACAGGAACTTAAACTTATATGGTCCGACGGGAAATTCCTAGTTCCCGTTAGTTAACTCCTACTACCTCTTCCACAAACCATCACCTATTAGGTTGCGCCCAAATTATTAGGCATAGCCTATTGACAAGTAATTAGGCATTTCCTATAGTTTTCCCATACCAACCCATCCCGTCCCACACAATACAGGGCAATACCTCGAGTTACCAGGCAGTGGTCACGGGTTAAGTAGCCAGCCCGAGGCGTAAGAACATGACGGCAGGGTTCAACTTTAATAACTATGCAGCAGGTTTTTGTTCCGCTACCCCGGCGTTAAGGGGAAATGAGGTCAGCATGGATACTATCGATCTTGGCAACAGCGAATCTCTGGTATGTGGCGTGTTCCCCAACCAGTACGGTACGTTCACCGCAATGACGTATACCAAAAGCAAAACGTTTAAAACCGAATCTGGAGCGCGTCGCTGGCTGGAAAGAAATTCAGGTGGGTGATATGGATTTCGACACAATCATGGAAAAGGCTTACGAAGAATACTTCGAAGGCCTTGCCGAAGGCGAAGAAGCTCACAGCTTCAACGAATTTAAACAGGTGCTTTCCAGTTCGGCAAAATCTAATGGCTGATAAGCGAAACAGCACCGCGAGGAATCAGTATGCAGAAACGAGAACCCGTCATCATCGCGCCAGACTATACCAATGATGAACTTTATGAGTGGATGCACCAGAAAATTAATGCAGCGCAGGATCTGAAATGGGCTAATGAAGTCAGGGCTAAGCAGGCTGAAAATCTGTCCTCTCTGGAGCAGGATATCACCAATCTGGAAAAAGCAGCGGCATTAACCATTGCCAGAATGATTACATACCCGCGTTAATAGCTAACCAACGAAGCTAAGGTTGGTAATTAAGGAGTTCTCCACGGGTGAGGTGGAGTGCTTGCGCCGGACACGGGTGAGCATCCGGCACTGACAGTTTACTGAAAGGATATTTCCCTGAAAAGTCAGACCATAACGCGAAAGCGCACGGCGAGGTAGCTGGTTCATAGATAGCCTGTCGTTAAATTTTCGTCGACCGTGCGCTTCCGGTTGTGGCAATCCGCGAAATGGCGCGGCGGTAAGTATGGCGGGGTTATTCCTTCCCCCGTTGAGGACACCGGGTTGTCAGGTTGACCATACGCTTAAGTGACAACCCCGCTGCAACGCCCTCTGTTATCAATTTTCTGGTGACGTTTGGCGGTATCAGTTTTACTCCGTGACTGGTCTGCCGCCCTTTTTAAAGTGAGTTTTGTGATGCGGTGAATGCGGCTGAGCGCACGCGGAACAGTTAAAACCAAAAACAGTGTTATGGGTGGGCTCTCTGTATCCGGCGTTAATTGTTAACTGGTTAACGTCACCTGGAGGCACCAGGCACCGCATCAACAAAGTTCATTTGTAAAAATGGAGATAATTATGATTGCTCATCACTTCGGAACTGATGAGATTCCTCGTCAGTGCGTGACTCCCGGTGATTATGTTATTCATAAAGGAAGAACATATATTGCTTCGGTAAACAACATTAAAAAACAACGGCTCTATATTCGTGATTTTTCCACACAACACTGTATTAAGGAAACCATGATTAAAGTCTTCCTTGGTCGTGATGGTTTACCTGTAAAAGCAGAGTCATGGTGAGCAGTAATAAAATAACTGCCACAATACGACATTCAGCTTAATGAATACATCAGATTTGATTCTTATATGCCAGCAATGGCAGGGATTTGTTCATCCTTAAATCTGTCATGAGGTTAAAACAAAATGAGTAAAGTCTTTATTTGCGCCGCCATTCCGGACGAACAGGCAATAAAGGAAGAAGGTGCAGTTGCTGTAGCCACTGCCATTGAAGCCGGTGACGAACGCCGCGCCCGTGCCAAATTTACCTGGCAATTCCTGGAGCAATATCCGGCTGCTCAGGACTGCGCTTATAAATTTCTTATCTGCGAGGATAAACCCGGCATGCCCCGCCCTGCTATCGACTCCTGGGATACCGAATATATGCAGGAAAACCGCTGGGATGAGGAATCCGCTTCCTTTATTCCGGTCGAACCAGAATCCGAACCGATGAACGTCAATTTTGACAAACTGTCCCTTGAAGTACAGAACGCTGTCATGGTTAAGTTCGACACATGTGAAAACATCACCGTTGATATGGTGATTAGCGCGCAGGAATTGTTGCAGGAAGACATGGCAACATTCGACGGACATATCGTTGAAGCGTTGATGAAAATGCCAGAAGTTAACGCCATGTATCCGGAGCTTAAGCTGCATGCCATCGGGTGGGTTAAGCATAAATGTAAGCCTGGTGCCAAATGGCCCGAAATTCAGGCAGAGATGCGCATCTGGAAAAAACGTCGCGAAGGTGAACGCAAGGAAACCGGAAAATACACGTCTGTTGTTGATCTCGCCCGCGCCAGAGTCCACCGACAGCACACTGAAAACTCAGCAGAAAAAATCCCCCCTGTCACTGCAGTCATTCGTCGCGAATATAAGCAGACATGGAAAACACTGGATGACGAACTGGCCTACGCTCTCTGACCTGGTGATGTGGATGCCGGAAACATTGACGGCAGCATCCATCGCTGGGCAAAAAATGAAGTTATCGACAACGACCGCGAAGACTGGAAGCGTATCTCGGCATCGATGCGCAAACAGCCTGATGCCCTTCGCTACGACCGCCAGACTATTTTTGGCCTTGTCCGTGAACGTCCGATCGACATTCACAAAGATCCTGTGGCACTGAACAAATACATTACTGAATACCTGACTACAAAGGGCGTGTTTGAAGATGAAGGAACAAATCAGAGCGCAACTGATACTCTCTCGTCGCCAGTACCAGAAACTGATGCAGTGGAAACGGCAATTCCGGACAACGAAAAAACCGAATGCAAAGTGGAAGTCGAACCATCTGTAGAGCGTGAGGGGCCGTTCTACTTCCTCTTCACCGACAAGGATGGCGAAAAATACGGTCGCGCAAACAAACTTTCTGGTCTGGATAAGGCGCTGGCTGCCGGGGCTACTGAAATCACGAAAGAAGAATATTTCGCCCGCAAAAACAGTACATACTCAGGTTCACAACAAAATACTGGTGCATCTGACACGACCGCACAGCCAGAACCGGTAAAAGTTACCGCTGACGAAGTAAACAAAATTATGCAGGCAGCCAATATCAGCCAGCCTGACGCCAATCAGTTGCTCGCCGCATCACGTGGTGAATTTGTTGCAGGGATTAGCGACCCGAATGATCCGAAATGGGTGAAGGGGATTGAAACCCGCGATTCTGTGAACCAGAACCAGCAAGAAACGGAACAGAACGACCAGAAAGCGGAACAAAACAGCCCAAATGCGTTACAAAACGAGCCAGAAACGAAACAGCCTGAACCAGTGGCGCAACAGGAAGTGGAAAAAGTCTGCACCGCCTGCGGTCAGACCGGCGGTGGCAACTGCCCTGATTGTGGTGCGGTGATGGGCGACGCAACATACCAGGAAACATTCGATGACAAGAACCAGGTTGAAGTTCAGGAAGACGATTCGGAGAAAATGGAAGGCGCTGAACATCCACACAAGGAGAATGCTGGCAGCGCTCAGGATCACGCCAGCGATAGTGAAACTGGCGAGACGGCAGATCCCTTAATTACGGTGAACGGTCATCGCGTTATCACATCCACCAGCAGGACGTGTGACCATCTAATGATCGACCTTGAAACCATGGGAAAAAATCCTGATGCCCCGATTATCTCAATAGGTGCAATATTTTTCGATCCGCAAACCGGAGATATGGGACCGGAATTTAGTAAGACTATCGATCTGGAAACTGCTGGCGGAGTCATTGATCGTGACACCATTAAATGGTGGCTGAAGCAATCACGTGAAGCGCAGTCTGCCATTATGACCGATGAAATCCCGTTAGATGATGCACTACTGCAATTGCGGGAATTTATCGACGAAAACTCCGGTGAATTTTTTGTTCAGGTCTGGGGAAATGGAGCCAACTTCGACAACACGATTTTGCGCCGTTCATACGAACGGCAGGGGATCCCCTGCCCGTGGCGTTACTACAACGATCGCGATGTACGCACAATCGTTGAGCTGGGGAAAGCCATAGACTTCGATGCCAGAACGGCTATCCCATTCGAAGGTGAGCGCCATAATGCACTTGATGACGCTCGACGAGTGGAAACCAAAACGGTTCAGTCTCCCAATAACAAACACTACCCTGGTGAAATACGGAAAACTAGGATACATCGTTCCAAGACCACAAAAAATTCGTGGGCGTTGGCTGATAGATCGCCGGGCAGTATTTGTTGGACCTGGTGAAACGGGAATTGCGCCGGAAATTCATACTGGCGATGATGATGCACTGAAGGAGATTTTAACTCATGTCACCGAGGCCACGAAAAAACAGCACTGACGTAACCGGTCTTTACGAAAAGTTTGATCGCAGAACTGGCAGGGTTTACTACCAGTATAAAAACCCTGTGACTGGAAAATTTCACGGTCTCGGAACAGACAAAGGCAAAGCAGAAAAAATCGCTTCCACAGCCAATCAGCGAATAGCTGCAGCAGAAGCTGAATATTTCATGCGCAAAATTGATGAAAGTCCGTCAGCAACAAAACGTCGGGGCATCAGATTAAAGGCATGGGTTGATCGATATCTGAAAATACAGGACGCGCGACTGAAAAATGGAGATATTGCAGCTACAACTCACAAAGAAAAAACTCGAATGGCTGCATACCTGGTTTCCCGTCTGGGAAACCACCCATTGAAAGAACTGGAAGTAAGAGACTTTGCATTAATACTGGATGAGTGGCTGGATAAAGACATGGTCAGCACAGCGAGAGTAAATCGTGGATTATGGGTTGATATTTATAAAGAAGCACAGCATGCAGGGGAAGTTCCTCCTGGATGGAATCCTCCGGAGGCTACCCGTAAACCGATCCCTAAAGTAACCAGAGCCAGGCTCACCATGGAAGACTGGCAAAAAATTTACAATACAACGCCTGAAAAACACTTTATCCGTAACGCAATGCTTCTTGCGATTGTTACTGGTCAGCGCCGTGATGACATTTGCCACATGCGTTTTTCAGATGTGTGGAACGAACACTTGCATATCACCCAGGGAAAAACCGGAATGCGTCTGGCATTACCGCTTACACTACGCTGTGATGCCATTGGGATAACGTTAAAAGAAGTTATTGATGGGTGCCGAGACAGAATATTAAGTCCATATCTAATCCATAGTCGGCACCAGAAACAACCGAAGCCGATGAGTAAAGACAACCTGAGCGGCTACTTTGCCAAAGCACGGGATCTGGCTGGGATAATTCCACCAGCAGGAAAAACTCCGCCAACATTTCATGAACAACGCTCTCTATCAGAACGGCTGTACCGTGCACAGGGTATCGATACAAAAACATTACTAGGACATAAAGTCCAGGCAACCACCGATCGCTATAACGATACTCGAGGTCAGGAATGGGTTAAGTTGGTTATTTGA